CACAGATCGACGTAGTGCTGGACAAGCACGTGGCGCCGAAGATCATCCTGCCGCCGGGCTACGTTGACAACGACGGGAAGGTTCGTTTCGACCAGATGGAAGCCATCATGTTGACACCCGGGGATCAGCCGCCCAGTTATCTGACGTGGGAGGGCCAACTACAGGCGGCCGGGGCCCAGTATGACCGGCTGCTGGACCTGCTGATGATCACGGCGGAGATTGCGCCCTCGGTGTTCGGGCTGGAAAAGTTCGGGCTGGCGGAGAGCGGGCGCGCCCTACGGCTGCGGCTGCTGCGCACGCTGGCCAAGATCAACCGGAAGCGCCTCTATTATGACGCGGGACTCAAGCGAGTCCTGTTGATCGCACAGATGCTCGATGCCACCAGGGGCGCCGGCAAGTACACGCCAGCCGAACCAACAATCGCGTGGGCGGATGGGCTCCCGGAGGACATGGTCGAGATGGCCGAGATCGAGGTCCAGCGCATGGCTGCGGGGAACAGTTCGGTCGAGTCCTCGATCAGGCGGATGGACGGCCCCGATGCGGTCGAGGCCGAGATGGACCGGATGGCGGAGGAGGCGGGCCAGGTGGCCGCGATTACAGGAGCGGCCGGGAGGCGCGGCCAATCGGCGGGGCCCGGCGAAGGCCAAGGGCAGTAGTGATGGGTCGCGTGTTCCACAGCGCGGTCTATGGGGCGATGAACAAGCGGCAGCGGCGCCGCCTGGGGATGGGCGGGTATCGCCGGGAGGAAGTCTGGGCGCGCATGGCGGCGGAAGAGACGAAGATGCGCGCAGCGGCGCTGGCGGCGGCTTATCGGCGGCTACCCTGGTGGCGGAGGGCCTTGATGCGGATGCGCCACTATTGCGCTAACCTCGTACGTCTTTTCGTGCGGTCTCTCACCGCGTGCGGGCGGCGGCTGATTGTTTTCACGCCCTTCAGGACCCCGAGAAGGGGGCCTTCAGGGTCCCTCTTCGAGGGGCACAGACCACGAGGAAACCCGTGAGGTTCGGCCTGTCCCATGCCTGCCTTTGTCTCCAACCGGCGCGTTGAAGAGTTCCGCCGAGCGTTCGACGGCGAGATCAACTCCCTGGCGGCAGTCTATCGCAACGCCGCCGCTGAGGCCCTCGATGTCTTGAGTCAGGCGGCTGCCACAGTGGCTTCGCGCCAGCGTGCGCTGGCGCTGCTGCGGCAGTATCAAGATATCCTCGGGGGACTGAACGACGAGGCGGCGCTCTGGATCCAACTCAACGTCCCGGCGGCCTACCAGATGGGGGTCGAATTTGGAGACCAGGGATTGCGCGGCGTACGAAAGGCAGCCGGGCGGGCGGGCATCAACCTGCGGCCAGAGGCACGCCGTGCGGTGGCGTTCCGGGAACGGGATGTCTTCTCGCGCGTGCACCAGGAAGCAGTCCAAGCAATCACCGCGGCGATGCTCGACCGGATGAATGCGGCAGTGTTGGAGATCGGGCGGCGCACGGACGATGTTTTCAGGCAGCAAGGGATCCTGGCGGTGGCCAAAGGCATCGCCGCCGGCAAGGGCCGCGTCGAGGTGAGCCGCGAGATCAAGGACCGGCTGATCGCGGCGGGGCAGCCAGTCTTCCGCGATCGGCTCAACCGCGTCTGGACCCTCGACCGTTATGCCGAAATGGTGGCGCGGACCACGACGCGGGAGGCGATGACGCAGGGGACGATCAACCGGCTGCGAGAAGAAGGGATCGTGTTGGCGCAGGTCTCGGCGCACAACGCGGCGGACTTCTGCATCTACCTAGAAAACGTGATTGTTTGCATCGAGGGGACGCATCCGGTCTATCCGGGCATCGAGGCAATCGGCGGCGGGCCGCCATTCCATCCTCAGTGTATACATTCGCTCAGGCCGTTCGTGGAGCGATTGGCGAGCCGCGAAGAGAAGCAGGAGGGCAAGATCGCGGCGGACCTGCTGCGGCCGGAAGGGAAGAGCAAGGAGCAGCACTTCGCGCTCTTGCAGCGGCGCTTCACGAAGGAATTCCCGCAGGAGGCGAGGGAAGAAGGCAAGCGGATTCGGGCCGAGGGCGCCCGGGCAGAGGCGCGGCGCGAGCGGGCGATCGCCCGGGCGGGGCAGAAATCTTCGTGATGGGGATTGACAGGCGGAGAAGTTGCGGTAGAATAGACGGGCAAGCCTGCGCTCGGCTGCAGGTTTTTCGGACCGGCCGAGATTGACAAGTGAATAAGCGCCTGCCGGCGTTGCGATGACGAGGCAGGCATCCCAAAACCTTATGCACTAGCGAAGGCAGTGGGATGCTCGCCTCTTTGTTTTTTCGGCAGGCACGCGGGAGATGGGCTCGCGGGAGGCCGACGATGGCGATCAAGATCGAGAACGGCACGATTTCGGGGAAGGCGTGGAGCGACGTTGACAAGGAGGCTCTCGGCAAGCGGCTTCAGGACGAGGGCAGCGAGGGCGCGATACGCGAGGCCTTCGCCTACGTGCCCGATCTCGAGAAGCGCAGCGAGTGGGGGGGGCCGCACCACGAGCTCAAGGGCGACACGCTGGTGGTCAACCGGAATGGCGTGCATGCACTGGCAGGCGTGCTATCCGGCGCGCGCGGCGGAGTGAAGTGGCCGCGGGCGGCGCGCGTTGCGGCGCTGGCGCACGTGCGCAAGCACTATCGCGCGATGGAGGAGGAGCCGCCGGAAGACATGTCGGCGGACTGAGGGGAGCAGCCAGGTGCGAATAAACAACAACCGCGTTTCAGATCTGCCCTGGGACGACGAGGCGACGTTCGAGACGGAGCAGGCGATGGCCGATGCCAGCGCCAGCGTGCTCGGGGAAGCGTACTGCTATGTGGGCGGCGACAATGTGCGTCTCGGTCTGCATCACGAGGTGGTGGACAACCAACTGCTCGTGAACCGCGAGGCGGTCTATAACGCGATGGGCGTTTTCGGACGCCGGCCAATGGCCGAGGGCGAGGAGCTGCAGCCGAGCCCGATGATGGGGATCAGGCGCGCCGATCGCATCAAGGCGATGGAGCACCTGCAGCGGCACATCGAGACGCTGCAGCAGCACTGATAGGGATTCGTTCCGCCCCCGCAAGAGCGGGGTCGGACTTGCCAGACGCCTCCGGCGGGCGGTGAATCGCCGGGAGACGCCGACGGGCGGTCAACCACGGGAGGAGACCAGGATTATGCCGAAGACACCAGAGGAACTCGAAGCCGAGCGCAAGGCGCAGGAAGCCGCAGACGAGGCCAAGCGACAAGCCGATGAGGAAGAGGCGAAACGCAAGGCGGATGCCGCGGCCGCACCCGCCGCTGCGGACAAGGGCGGCTTCAAGGTCACGCTGACGGATGCCCAACGCGCGGCGCTCCTCAGGGGCGAGCCGCTGGAGCTCAGCGATGAGCAGTACACCGGCGGCGTGCGCAAGGAGCTCGAGGAACAGAGGCGGCTGCGGCGGGCGGCTGAGAAGCAGCTCGCCGAGATCGCCAAGCAGCGCGAGGAGGAGGAGAAGAAAGCCCTCGTAGACCAGGAGAAGTTCAAGGACCTCTACGAGAAGGAGCAGGCGGCCCACCAGACGACGCAATCGCGGCGGAAGACCGACGCCATCAGGGCGGACTTCATGGTGGGTGCCACAAGGGCCGGAGTCGTGGACCCCGACCTCGCCTTGCTCGCTGCGAAGGCGCACCCCCTGTTCGAGAAGGTTGCGGTGGACGACGAGGGCGCGGTGACGGGCGTCAAGGAAGTCCTCGAGCAACTCGTCAAGGACAAACCCTTCCTGGTTTCCGGACAGCAAAGGCAGACGTTTGGAGGGCCGAGCAATCCCGCTACGACGGAGACGCCGGCCCCGAAGACGCTCGCCGAGGCCGGAGATCAGCTCGAAACCAGACTGAAGACCGGCCAAATCTAACGGCGGGCGGATGAGTCGGACTGCAGGGCTGCGCTGCCACCTGTGGACCGGCGGATCGAGGAGATTGAAATGGCAGCGACTTTGACCACGCTGGCGGAGCTGATCGTGAAGCTCTATGCCGGCCCCTGGGTGGACGCGCTCACGAAGGAGACGTTCCTGTTCACCCGACTCGCGGAGCGAGGCAACGTGAAGACCGGGAAAGGCAACGGGATCCGGTGGCCCGCGCGGTATGCGGGCAACGCACAGGTGGGTTCCTATGGCGATGGAGATGCGGCCGGCGGGGCGGGAAACCAGGCCGCGAAGGAAGCTTTCCTGGCCTGGAAGTTCAACAAGGCCGAGATCTCTATCACCGGACCGTCCCTGGCCGTTGGCGCGGCTGGCGGGATGGTAGTGGACCCGCTGCGGTTCGAACTGGACAACGGGTTGCTCGACATGCGCGACGCGATCAACACACAGATTATGACCGACGGCAGCGGCAACTCGGCGAAGGATATCACCGGCCTGCTGGCGGCCCTGGCGGACTCGGGGACCTATGCCGCACTCGACCGCAGCAGCTACACGTGGTGGAAAGCCTACGTGTCGGCGAACGGCGGCACGCCGCGGGCGCTCACCGAGGCGCTGATGCGCACGGTGAAGAAGACCGTCGAGGCGCGCGGCGGCGTCGTTACGGCGATCTACGCCGGCGCCGACCAGTGGTATGCATACGGGGATCTGCTGCGCGCCGAACGTCGGCAGCAGGACCCACGCACCCTGACGGGCGGCTACCAGGCGCTGGACTTCGAGGGCACGCCTCTCATCAAGGTGCCTGCGTACCCGACGGGCCGCATGGACTTCGTGGACGAGCGGCTGATCGAGTACCACATGCTGCCGGTGACGAGCGAGAATACCGTGATCGCCAGCCTGCGCAACGTAGTCGCGGTGCCGGGCGTGCCGGGATTCGGCATCCTGGTACTCGGGGCGACGAAGGACGCAGCGGACTTCTGGATCATCCACTACAGCCAGTTGGTAGTGCGCAACCCCTACAGGATGGGCGTCCTGAAGGATCTGTCCTAGCAAGGCCCCGCTAAGCACGGGGAAGGGAGACAGGCATGCCTATCAGTGATGCGAACGAGAAGAAGTTGAACGACATGTGTCCCACGGCCAAGTTGGTTGGCCTGGGCTCTGCGATACAGGACGTAGTCGGCGGGTTGCCGCCCGATGATACCGTCACCGCAGCGAAGCTGACCACGGATGCGGTCGAGACGGCGAAGATCAAGGATGCTAACGTCACGGCCGCAAAGCTCGCGACGGCCCTGCAGGCCCTCGTCCTCGGCGCAGCAACCGGCTACAAACTTGCGCGCGCCGAGACCAGCGTGACGGGCGCCACCGGCGGCGACGTGACTACGGGACTTACGACCGTCGTTGCGGTCGTCGGATCACTTGCAGAGGACGCGAGCGTCGACGGACTGTTTGTGACTGCGGCCCTGGGCGGAACCGCCGGCCACATCACTCTGAAGGTCTGGAAGCCAACGGCGACCGGCGACGTTACGCCGACCCTCGCGACCGTGGCCAAGAAGGTTGACTGGATCGCCATCGGCACATAGCCGCAAGCGATAGCGGGGACTGCGAGAGATCGGAGCCCTCGGAACATTTGAAAGGAGGCCATAGTGGGACCTGATGAGATCAAGGCGGTCGTAGAGGCCGGGCAAGGCGTTGACAAGCCAGGGGAACCTGCGACGGCCGCAACGCGGACTGCGAAGGCCGGGTCACCGCCGGCGGAAGGGACTGGAGCGCCGCCCAGCGAGACAACGCTGACCGGGATGATGGCACTGGCGGAGCCACAGCGCAGCAATGCTCTGGCGCAAGCGGTAGATTCCGGGCTCGTGGTCAATCTACGCAGCCGGTCCGAAGCCGAGGTCAGGCAGTCGTACGGCCAGCACGTGCTGGTCGTGACGCGCCAACCGAAGCCGTACACGGCGGCGCACGCGATCCACATGCTCTGGTATCGAGCAGCGGAGATCGAGGAAGTCGCGGGGTAGCCCTTGGCCACCATCATTGATGCGACCGTAGGAGGGGCGAACAGCAACTCCTACGTGACAACCGACGAGGCAACCGCATACTTCGCGCAGCGACTGCGATCGAGCGTGTGGACGGCTGCCAGCACGGATGACAAGGAGAAGGCGCTCATCATGGCCTGCCAGCACATCGAGACGGCGCGGCCGATGGTCGAGCGCGGGAGTGCGGGCACCTATGGGCCCTATGTCTCGACGCAGGCGCTCTCCTTCCCGCGAAAGGCGGACTGGGCGAGCGGGACAGGCTACGCGATCCCTGCGCCGGTGAAGCGGGCACAGTGCGAGGAGGCCCTGGCTTTGCTGGCCAGAGGCGCAGAGACGGAGCGCAGGCGCGCCCTGCAGGCGGACGGGGTCAGTTCGTTCTCAGTGGATGGGCTGAGCGAGTCCTACGCGTCTGCGGGCGCCCGGCATCCAATCGAGAGCGCGGAGGGCAGGGCGCTGATCGCGCCCTACCTGCGAAAGGGCGGCGTGATTGCGACTTCGGATCTCGCCCAGGGCGAATTCAGCCCGGGGAGCGAGATGTGATCGCGACCTACACGGCTCAGACCATCTGGCGCAAGCCGAAGACGGGCGTGGACGCCAACGGGCAGCCCGTCTTCGGGGCGGCGGTCCAGATGACGGCGCGCTGGCTGGAGAAGCGCCGGCTGGTGCGCAACGCCCAGGGCGAGCAGGTGATCTCGGAGGTCACCGTCTCGCTGGCGGGCGATGCGGCCGTTGTTGCAGGAGATCGGCTATCGGCCGACGGCACCGTCTATCACGACGTGATCGCATTCTCGGTGTCGCGCGGCTTGAGCGGCGCGCCCGAGTTGAAGCGGGCTTTCATCTGAGCAAGGAGGAAAGCGTGGACTGGAGATTGACCCTGATCAAGGGGCTGGTTATCGGAGGCCTGGTTACGCTCGGAGTATGGGCGGCCGACATCCATGCCGTTCAGGCCTGGTGGGTTGGCGGAGCGGTGCTGGCGATCGAGGCGGTGCGCGACCTGATCAAGGCGCGCTTCAGCAACTTCGTGCCGAAGGAGTGAAGGCGTGCCTCTTTTCGGACAGCGCGGCGTGGGGAAGTTCGGCCTGGTGATCACCGGCCTGAACGAACTGCGGCGCAAGATCCGCCCGGGCGGAGAGGTGGAGCGGAAGGTGCAGGCAGCCCTGGTCCGGGCGATGATCGAAAACACCGAGGACCTGCTGGGGCGCTCGATGCGCGATGCTCCTGTGAAGGAAGGGTTTCTGCGCGGGAGCGGCACGGCGGAGGTGCTGGTGAACGGCAAGCGGGTCAGCGGCCAGGACACGGGATCCGGCGAGGGCGCCCGGCGCGGCGTGGTGGGCGTCGTTGCCTTCAACATGCCGTATGCGCTGGTGCAACACGAGCGACTGGATTTCCACCACCCCAAGGGCGGAAAGGCGAAGTACCTCGAGGACAACCTGAAGCAGCGGGCTACGCTCTATGCCGACAACATGGGGCAGCACGTGGCGGGAGCGCTGGCATGACCCATTCGACAAGCTCAGGGCAAGCCCGTTCGACAAGCTCAGGGCAGGCCCGTTCGATCCGCCGGCTGGCGGACTCAGGGGTCATCCTGAACGGAGTTGAAGGATGAGCCTGCTCATGGACCAGTTGGCCGCCTATCTGCAGACCCAGGGCGAGGGCACGGTCGGGACGGACATCTTCAAGACGCACCGGCCGGCATCGCCTGTCGCCTGCCTGACTATCTACCCGACCGGCGGGTATCCGCCGGACCGCTACACGCTGCGGGAGAAGCCGACCGTGCAGGTGGTTGCGCGCGCGACTTCGCCCGACGCGGCGCAGCGGAAGGCATACAGCATCTACTCCAGGCTGCACGGCAAGCAGAACCTGGACCTGGGAGGCGGGATCGTGGCGCTGACGATCGAGGCGAGCGACAGCCCGGCTTACATCGGCGACGAGACGGCCGCAGATCAGACGGCGCACCTGGCCTCAGTGAACTTTGCATTCGACCTGCGGAGGCCGTCTTCGTAGGCGCGGTTTCGGAAAACTAAATAGCCCAAGCGAGAGCGGCCTGATCAGCCGTGGTCGTGAGACCAAGCCCTGACTCCGTTGCAACGGGCGGAGCCAGGGCTTTTCGTTTGGGCGACAACGAGGAGGAGAGAGATGTCAGCAATCACCAATGTGTACCCGTCCTACGCGAAGGCGGGGGACGCGGCCATCAAGATCATCGGGACGGGGTTCGTGGACACGCCCTCCCTGACCAAGGTCTATCACCGGTTGAAGGGCGCGACCCCGTGGGAGGCAGTGGACCCGGGCCGGGTGACCTTCGTCTCGGCGACCGAGTTGACCGTGGCGATCGACGCGGGCAACACGGATGGGTGGGACATGGGCCTCAACGACGTGGCCGTCTCGGACTATGGGGAGAGCACGCCGGACGGGTCCGTGATCGCGGCGCTGTTCTTCTACGGGGCGGGGACGTTCGATCCCGACGCGGTGATCAAGGGCGCGCTCGAAGAGCTGTACGTCCAGGGCCTGTTCATGGGCCACACGCACAGTTCGCTGGACCTCGACATGGGCACCGAGACGTCGGACATCGAGGTGGAGCAGTCGCTGCTGCCGGTGCGCACGATCAAGGTCGGCGAGAGCTTCACCATGAAGGTGGCGCTGGCCGAAGTGACCCTGGAGCACATCAAGGAGCTGTGGGGCATCTCAGCCTCCATCCAGGAACTGGTGGCGGGCCGGCGGCGGCTGACCTTCGGCGGCGACACGGCCATCATCGAGAAGGCGGTGATGCTGATCGTGCCGGGGAGGTCGGGCAAGAAGTTCGCGCTGACCTTCTACCGCTGCGCCGTACGCGCATCGGGGACGCTCTCGTGGAGCAAGGAAGACCAGGTTGACCTGCCGCTGGAGTTGACGATCCTGGCGGACACGAGCCGGGCGGTTGGCGACCAGGTCGGGCGCTGGGAAGAGTACACGGTCTAGCGGCCCTTCAACGCGTGATGATGCGGCGCCGATCTGTCGGGGTCGCAAGAGCGGGGCGGGGACGGAGAGGCGTTCCGTTGTTCCGCGGCAGCGCACAACGGCGTGCGCGCTCCGTCCCCGCTGACTAGAGGAGGATTGTTGTGGGACAGGACGAGAACATGGAGGGGCAGCAAGCCCGCGCTGAAGAGGCCGGGCGGCCGACTGCGGATGAGGCGCTGATTCCGAGCGAGAAGCGGTTCACGGTCGGTGAAAAGGAGATCGTGCTGAAGCCCTTCACGATCGGGATGCTCAAGCGGGTGAGCGATGACATCGGGGCGGTGAGCCAGGAGATCATGCAAAAGCACCCGGAGATTGACCTGGCCCGGCCGGAGATGCACCTGGGGCTGATAGTCCCGATCGTGGCCGAGTCAGTGAGCCGGATACTGGGCCGGCTCTTCGATATCGAACCGGCCTACCTGGACGAACACATGCCGCTGTACCAGGCCGTGGAGATCATCGCGGCTGCGGTCGAGGTGAACCGGCTGCCGCAGATGCGACGGGATTTCAGCCGGGCCCGCCAGATGGCGAAGGGCGTTCCGAAGATCGCCTAACGTTCGGTCTGGCGGGCGTGTACGACCTGCTGATGTCGGAGTGCGGGGTAAGTTGCCCGGAGGACATCACGGAGCGATGGACGCCGGCGCAGGTGGTGGTGGAGATAGAGGCAATCCACCGGCGGCGGGCGGCGCGCATGGCTGAGGAGACGCAGGCGATGTACGTGACGATGGCGGCGGCGCAGGGCGGCAAGAAGGCGTTCAGGGCCTACCGCGGGCTGGTGAAAGGGCTGCTGCGGGCAGCGGGACAGGCGCGGGAGACGACGGCCGAGGATATGGCGAGCGCACTTGGGCTGACGCAGGTGAAAAAGGACTAGCAGGGCGATGACCGTCGGCGAGGTGCGAGCGGAGATCGTAGGGAGCATCACGTCCTTCCGGGCTGCGCTGACGCAGGCGGACCGGCTGCTGCAGAACGCGGGCGCGTCGGCCATGCGGGCGGGCATGGCGCTGGGCGCACTGGGGACGGCGCTCGCGGGCGGGATGGGGATGGCGGTCAAGGCCTCGGTCGAGTTCGAGGCGCAGATGCGGAACGTGAACTCGATCCTGAAGATGAGCGAGCCGGCCTTCCGGGCGATGTCGGATGCGGTGCTGGAGATGGCGGGGCGCGTGGGGCAAGCGCCTGAGGTGCTGGCGCGGGGGCTCTATGATGTGGCCTCCGCCGGCTACAGCGGGGCGGAGGGGCTGCAGGTATTGGAGGCAGCCGCAAAGGCGGCTACGGCGGGCCTCTCCGATACATCCACTGCCAGCAAAGCGGTGATTGCCACCCTGAAGGCTTACGAACTGGGTGCCGACAAGGCGGACTATGTTTCCGATCTGCTCTTCAAGACGGTGGAGGTCGGCATCATCACCTTCGAAGAGCTCGCCCAAAACCTGGGCGATGTGGTCGGCATGGCTGCGACCGCCAAGGTGCCGCTGGAGGAGATGCTCGCAGCGATTGGCCAGATCACCCAGACGGTTTTTCCTGCGGAGACGTTCACGAGCCTGAATATGCTGCTGCGGTCAATCGTGGACCCGTCGGCGGAAGCGAAGAAAGCAGCAGCGGATCTGGGCCTCGAATGGAATGCGACCGCCCTTGCGTCGAAGGGTTTGCTGGCTATGGTCCAGGAACTTGCTCGCGTCATGAACCTATCTGCTGGCGATATCGAGGCCATGGGTGACAAGACCATGGGCGCGGCGGAGGCGGCGGATCTGATGGCTCGCAAGACGGGGGCGCAAATGGAAACCGTCACGAAGCTGGTGGGGGAGATGCGCGGTTTGCGGGGCATCTTCGCCTTGCTCACCGCGGGCGGCACCAACTTCGCGCGCATGATGGACGAATTCAAGGATGTGACGGGCGCGGCAGGAGCGGCCTTCGCCGAGCAGGGCAAGTCCTTCGCGGTGCAGTGGAAAAAAACATGGGCCACGGTCCAAGCCGTGATGATCCAGTTTGGCACGCTCCTACTGCCTGGTCTCAAGGCTGCCGGCGCGGCGCTGGCGTGGTTTGCGGGGTGGATGCGGGGGCTGCCTGGCCCCGTGAAAGCGGTGCTGGCCGCAGTGACTGGCCTGGCGGCTGGAATCTTCAGTCTGTCGGGCCTGGTCATCCTCTTCAATACCTATCTCAAGGCGACCGTCGTACTGGCGGCAAGCTGGGTAGTGGCGCTGGCGCGGGTCGCCGTGGCCTTTGTGGCGGGCTCGGCGACGATCCAGATGTCGCTGGTCGGCCTGCGGAAGGCCTTGCTCGAGGCGCGCGTGGCGGTTGAATTTTTCTTCATCTCGCTGGGACCAGTCTGGGGAATCGCGGCCCTGGTGGCTGCGATTGGGGCGGTCGTGGGAGGGCTGATCCTTTGGAAGCGCCACCAGGCGGAGGTGAACAAGCAGACGGCGGACTCCATCCAGTTGACGAAGGAGCAGACGGAGAAGCTCAAGACGATGCTGGCGGAGCTTGAGAAGATTCGAGCGGTGCGGGCAAGGGGGGCTGCTGCGGGCAAGCCGCCCGATGTGACCGGCCTGCAAAAGGAGCGCGACCTAAACAACGAGATCGCCGAGCAGTATCCGCTGTTGCTCGATTACTACGACCAGGCCGGGAACGCGCACCTGCTGATGGAGAAGGCGGTCAGGGCGCTGACGGCGGCTGAAAAGAAGCACCTGGAGGAAAGCAGGCGGTCGGCAGCCCAGGCAATGGCGGCTGCGGCGCAGCGGCGGTCAGAGCTCGCGGACCAGTTGGAACTGGTAACGGCGCTGCGCAAGGAATTCGAGGGCCTGCCAGCGGGCCGGCAGGAGACCCTCGCACTGCACTTCGGCCCTGGCATGACACCGGCCGAGTACCTGAAAGATTTGCAGCAGCGCGAGGCGGCCCTGGCGGTGAAGATACGGGAGGCGAGCGCGGAATACGAAAAGCAGGAGGCGGTGCTGAGGGTGCTGGGGAGGACGGCTGACAAGGTGGCGCGCGACCAGGCGGCGGCACAGGCAAAGGCGGCGGCGGCCGCAGCGCGAGCGACGCAGGAGCGCCTGGCGCAGATCGAGCAGGAGGCGGCGGCCTTGCGGCGGCTGGGGGCGACTGCCGCTGAGGTAACGCAGTGGGTGGCCATGCGGCGGCTGGTGGTGGCACAGCAGAACGCGGACGAGGTCCTCGGCATCTACTCGAAAGTATATGAAGCCGAGGGGAAGCAGCACAAGGCGCGGATCGCGCAGATTCAGGTCGAGGCAGATGAACTGCGGAAGAGGGCCACCGAGGCGAAGATGCCGGCACCGGAGGTGGGCGCCCTGGTGGCGCGGTTCGAGGCGGGAGAGTTGCGCAAGTTGGGAAAGGAGAGAGCCGACGAGGCAAAGCAGCATGCCGATGCCGCCCTGGCGGCTGAGGGGCAGCTGGCGGAGGGATTGAAGGGCTATGCGGGCCGGGTCGCGGGAGTGCGGGAGTACTACCACAATGTGCGGCTGCGGCAGATCCGCGACGAGGCCGACGAGATCAAGCGCAGCATGATCGAGGGGGGCAAGTGGACGGCGCAGGCGGAGATCGGGCTGCGGGAATTGGTGGCGCAGAGGACGGCTGAGCTCGCAAGGGATGAAGCCCGGGAGAAGGCGGAGGTCTTCGCCAAGAGCGCCGACGAGTTGATGAATAGTTGGGTGGCTCTCAACTCGGCAATGCGCGAGTCGGGGCGGATGCGGACTAGCGAATACCTGATGCAGTTGGCGATGCAGTTGGACATGATCCGGAAGATACACCAGGCGCAGGACCAGATGGGGCAGCCGCGCGGGATGCTGGAGAAGGAGCGGAGCCTGGCGCAGACGATCTACTCGGAGCGCCAGAGGATGATCGGGGAGCTGGGCAATGCGGAGAGGCGGCTAGCGGAGGAGCGGAAGCGCTGGGGGCAGGAGGAACTGGAGCAGCGCAAGCGAGTGCACGACGCCGAGCTCTCGATGATCTCGCTGCAATTCCAATATGAGCGCGACGTGCTGGAGGCGACGGGGAGGGGCGCTCCGGAGGCCCTGGCGCGGGTGGCCAGGGATGAATTGGCAGCGCTGCAGCAATACAGGCGGACGCAGATGCTGAGCGCGCAGGAGCGGCTGGAATCGCTGCAACGGGAGCGCGAATTGGCCCTGGAGTTGGGCCGGGCGCCGGGAGTGGAAGGCCGCGGCGCGGCGGGGATGCTGGAGGATATTTTCGTCGCGATGAAGCAAGCGCGCGAGGAGATGGCCCTGGAGGAGAGGCGGACGTTCGAGGCGCGGAAGCGGGAGGCGCGGGAGGAGATCGGGACGATCGAGCGGGAGCAGTTGACCCTGCGGGAGCAGATCATGCTGACGTCGCGGTACGTGGCGGATGCGGCGACGCGGGTCTTTTCAGAGATCCGCAACCAGTTGGAGGCGATCGGGCGGATGCAGTTGGCGCCGATCAGGCAGGTCGCCCTGGCGGGCGCGGGAGGCGGGCGCGTGGTGAACTTCCAGTTTTACATCAACGGCCAGCGGGTGACCGGCACCCCAAACTTGCAGGCGATGGCGCGGGCAGTCACGCCCTACGTGAAAGACTTCATCGCTGAAGATCTGGAACGGGAGCAGCGGTTTGGGAGGGAGTGACGCGATGGGCCTACCAGGGTTCGGACAGTCTTACCAGGGACCTTCGGAGGGATTCAAGGACGGCCAGGGATGGTCCCAATTCAGCCCGGGCGGCGCGTTGGGCCTCTGTGTTCGCCTGGACAAGCGTTTCGGCGGCGGTCTCCGAGCCCTTCCTGGCGCGGGGGATCTTGATTGGCCGGTCCAGGATGACGTGCCCTTGGTCATTGTAGGTATAGTTGAGTGCCCCTGCCTCCAGCGCCAAGCGATCTGTGAGGTCCTGCAGGCGGGTGTAGAAATCGCTGGCCACAACGCCTGCGGATGTCAAGGTGTCTCTGATTTCTACACTCATATGCCGGGCTTCTTCTCGCAGGACTTCGGGAGAACTCTCGCGCTCGGCGCGGCGCTTCTCCGCCAGGGCCTGCAGTTTCCGCTCGCGTCCGCTTTTTGCTTTCTCGCGCGCCTGGGCAACCATTTGCTGCGCCAGCCATATCTGTTCATCTGCGGCCCGCCACTCGGACTGCATGATCGCTTCTGCAGCGCTACCGCCGTCGTCGTAGATCTTGCTGTGCCAGGCCTCCCCAGCCGTGTGGTAGGCAGCCAAGGCTGTTTTCATCGCTATGGCGCTAACGATGTATTGGCCGCCGGCGGGTATCAATTCAAGCTCTGGCATCGGGGCCCCGTCTGGGCCTACCTGCTTGCGTTCCAGGCGGCTGACTGCAACCGTGCCATCAGCCAGCTTATCCTGGTACCTGGCGTAGGTGATGCCGGTAGCGACGAGAGCCTGGATGTCTTTCAGGGCGTCGAGGGCCGAGACAGCCGCGGCATCCTGCTGTTGCAGCGCGGCCCGGAATGCCGCGCTTTCGCGAGCTCGGATCAGGCCCCAAATGGCGGCCGTGGCGGCTACTGCCGTCGCCAGGAATACCGCGATCAAGAAGCGCAGGCGGTCCGGCTTTCTAGGCCGATTGATAGCCACAGTAGATCTCCCTTGTCGGTGGCTGCCAGCAAGAAGCGTGCCAGGGCGGCCCTCCAGAGCATTTATGCCATGAATTGAGGCTGAAACAGAGATGGCGAGCAGTTGCTATTTGAGCCTGCCGGACGATTCAGAGAAGACGTATCTGGACGAGGATCCGGAGTCGTACGACGACGGGCCGGCGGAGAGGCGGATGTCGTCAGAGGAGACGATCGGGGGAGGCCGGGTATGGCAGGACTTCGGGGCGGCGGATGTTGACCGGGCGATCCGGCTGCGGACGGGGTGGATGACCCAGGCGACGCTGGACCTGTTCAAGGCCAAGTTCGCCCTGGTCGCCCAGGCCTGGAAGTGGGCCGACCACAAGGGGCGGGTTTACCTGGTCGTGTTCCGTAGCATGAAGCCGGAACGGATCCGGGGCTACGAGGCCTACCGGGTCGAGATGAACCTCGACGTGGTCGAGGTGCTGACGTGATCCAGACTCTCAATCAGCGGCGTGAGGCAGCCGCCACAACGGCAGGCGGCGGGCGCGTGGGCGCGGGCGTGCGGCGGGCGGCCTGCAGGCCGATGCACAGGGCGGCGGGGCTCAGACCCGCGCAACCCAGGGCATCCTGGCGCAACATTTCTTGCCTCAAATGGGCGATTTCGGCCCACAGGGGCATTTCCGGGCTTCTGGGGCGATTTTGGGCGATGCGACCGCCGCAAGCTGGGCGATTGTGCGCGCAGATTGCGCCGAGCGGGAGGGCAGGATGAGGACCGAGCCGATAGCCGATGCCAAGAACGAGCGGGAGTGGCATAGGCTCTACAGGCGCTGGTTCCACCGCGTCCTTGCCCGGGCAGGCTGGAGGCTCTCGATCGTCGGGGATCCGCACCTCGATTCGATGGCCGAATACAGCGTCGTGGTCCCGCGGCGCGAGTTGATTCTGAAGTATCGCACGGACGTGGCGCCGGACCCTAAGATCGCCGCGCACGAGATCGGCCACGTGATGGTGGCCCACGTCCAGGTGTGGGCGGACCACATCATCGAGCAACTGCCGGCTGCGGTCCAGGATCTGGCGCGCAGGGGCATCAAGGACGCGCTCGAGGAGGCGGCAGAAGATATCGGGCTGGCGCTGGTCGAGGCCTACAAGGACGCGGATGCCGGCCCCTCCGTAGGGTCGGGCTCGGGACGCGGGGCCCAGGGAGGCAGAAGGAATGTCGAAGCAGGTCGCGCGATACGAAAGTGACGGGGTGACGCCGGCGCAGGCGTCGTACGACGAGGGGTCGGTGCTGGACGGGGCGGCGACGACTGGGCGGCGGCTGTGGTGGAAGAACGTCTCGACCGCCTCGGAGATCCTGGATAATTGCCGGTTCCGGCGCGTGCAGTTCGGGACCAACGACGGGCTCGACTTCCTCCAGATCGCCGACGACGTGCCGATCTCTGCGCCCGGGGCAGCGACGCTGAACCTGGCTGCGGGCTCCGAGCTCGAGGTCGGGACCTACAAATACGCGGTGACCTTCTACACGGCCAACGGCGAGACCGAGCCAGGCGTCGAGGCAGAGATCGTCACCACGAGCGGCAACGAACGGGTGCAACTATCGGCGATCCCGACGGGGCCGGCGGGGACGGTCGGCAGGAAGATCTACCGGACGGCGGTGGGCGGGGCGCAGAAGAAATTCGTCGCAGCGATCGCGGACAATACGACTACGAGCTATCTGGACCAGGTGCCGGACGCCAGCCTCGGAGCGAACTCGCCATCGCTCAACACATCGGGGTCGCCCGGCACCTGGGGGACCGCGAACATCACGGTGGGGGACATGGCGGTGGGCGAATACGCCGCCTGCTGGATGCGTTACAACGTGCCGGGAGGGACGACCCAGGTGGGCAACCCGCGCAAGGCATACGTCCAGCTGGAGGAGAGTTAGAGGCAGGGATGTACTGCGCCCGCCCCAGGGGCGGACGCTGACAAGTGAATAGATCGCCCAAGAGACCAGGGTGGCCACCCTGGGGCCGAAGGGCCGAGCCCAACAGACTCACGTGAGGGGTTTGTTGGGCTTTTCTTTTGGGCGGCGAGATCGAGAGGAGGACGGACATGGTAGCACAGGTGCAGGCGATGCAGTGGAAGTGCGTGACGACGCTGCGCAAGTACCGGGCGGACATCGCCGAGTACATCGC